AGTCTTATCACCCAGGAAGGCGGCGACCACTACAAGAAACATGCAATACAGCCTATTGAATATGCTATGATCAACGGCCTTGACGCCTGCCAAGCAAACGTGGTAAAGTATGTGACACGTTACAAGGACAAGGGGGGTATTCAAGACCTGAAGAAAGCACGGCACTACATTGATATGTTGATTGACTTCTATCAGGAGAGTGAAGAATGAGTGATAAAACCTATGTAGTAATAACCGAAGATGAAGACTTCTGCGTAGGGAGCATGGATGATATTACTGATTGGTTGTGTATAGATGGCTCGCCTTTCGGAGGATGTACTTTCTATGAGCTTGGAAAAAAGGTTGATGTTGTTATTGAAGTAGTGGACAAGAAATGAACATCGACAGCTATCAAGACCAAGCAGTTGAAACTGCAATCTTCAAGAATGATTTTTATCCCATTGCATCCTTGATGGTGGAGGCCGCAGAACTTGCAGACTTGTTTGTTAAACCTATGCTGCGTGGTGATAGCACTCAGCCTGACTTCCGATCCAAGGTTGTCTCCGAAGCCGGGGACGTCCTCTGGAACTTGGCTGTGTTACTCCGGCGTAACGGAATCAACCTTTCAGAAGTCGCAGAAATCAATCTTAAAAAACTCCAAGACCGGAAAATGCGAGGAGTTCTACTCGGATCAGGAGGCGACCGATAATGAGAGCAACGGATATTCTTCAGAAGACAGTGGACTTTATCAACGAATCTTTAGAGATTGTGAAGGGGCTGGGAGATACCTGGGTGGTTGCAGCTAACATCAAAGATGTTGGCGCCTTTACTAAGCCAGTTGTCTTAGCTTCAGGAACCTTTAAAGAAATGTACGATGCACACAACATCTTTAAACAGATTGTAAAACCCGAAGAAGCTAAGGCTGTTCGGCTACTAACCATGCGAGAATTTAAGGCGGGACATTAATGCAAATCATTGAAGGTAGTTTTGGAAAGAAAGATGAACCGGCCAAGCGGCCATTGATTGAAAAGATTCATGAGTGTTTAGAAAACTTAGGAGGTGCAGCCGAAGACCCCGAAGCTAACACAGGCTTTATACTTATAACCGAAGTAGACAACAACGTATACATCGCATCTGATATGACTGTTGATGAATTCAACTTCATGTTGGATACAGCTAAGATGAATATCCTGTTGTCATCTACCATGAGTATGGACTAATGAATGACTACGAAGGCTTAACAACTGAAGAGATCATTGATGATATTTTCACACGGGCTTTCGTTATGATGCTAGGTGTGCAGCGACCAAGCGAGGAGGTGTTGACACGGTTCACGAGTTGGTGTAAAATGCAGTCGAGCAAGTCGGGAATGGCAGTAACAGAAGATTTTGTTCTTGCTCAGATTCCTTTGTTTATTGATCATCTTTATACGAGGTAAATGTTATGGCAGTTATTGAAGGCTACGCTTACTGGTCTTTTGTCACCACCCCTAACACCCGATTCACGCCCTGCTATTCTGTGAATCTTGTTGTTGCCCCGGACCTTGCGGAAGACTTTAAGTCCCGTGGGTTTCCGGTAAAAGAAATGGACGAGGGGACGGCCCTTGTCATCAAGCGTAAGGTTAACAAGTCCAACGGGGAAATCAATTCAGCCCCTGAGCTTGTTGATCGTTACAAGAAGCCCATGAACGTTGAGGTAGGTAATGGTTCACGGGTTAAGGTTCTCTGCAAAGAATGGGAAACCACATGGAAAGGACAAACCTTTAAGGGTCTAGACTTCCAGGCCATGCAGGTTATCGATCTTGTAGAGTATAATGGAGCTAGCTCAGCCGCTAGCGCTTTTGACGTCGAAGCAGAAGAGGAAGAACTTTAATGAGCAACACTTATCATGTCGATGATAAAACCTATGACGTTGATAAGTTTTCTGCCGAAGGTCAGCAGGCATTCCGCCTGTTGGCCATCGCCCAGCAAGACTTCAACGTTGTTCAAGATACCCTGACCCTACGGCAAGCAGCAGTTCTTGCGCTGCATTCCAAGGTTCAAGAGTATCTAACTGATGAAGCACTAATCGAAGAGGCACAACCAGAGGAGTAATACCTTTGCCTTTTGTCAAGACTCATGTTGCTTGTCCGAAGTGTGGTGGTCACGATCCGGTTGCAGTAAATGATGATGGATCGGCCAAGTGTTTTTCATGCGGCGAATTCATGAAGGACTATGAAGCCGCCATGCGAGGTGAAGAAAACGTGACTGACTTCTCTACTTATCAGAGAAACAAGATGAACGACTCTACCGCTGGTGAGTTTTATGCCCTGAGTGATCGGGGCATTTCTTTAGAAACGGCAAAGAAATATGGTGTTCGGTCTGTCAAAGATTCAAGCGGCAAGATCGTTGAGCATAGCTATCCTTACTACGCTAACAACGAGGCCGTGAGCCACAAGGTTCGCAAGACAGCCGACAAAAGTTTTATTTGGAATGGTAGTCCCCGAGGCACGGGGCTGTTTGGTTCCCAGGCATTTCAGCAGGGCGGCAAATATATCACGGTTGTTGAAGGCGAGTGTGATGCAATGGCGGCCTATGAATTGATGGGGTCCAGATGGCCCGTGGTCTCTGTTAAGAATGGTGCCCAAGCTGCTGACCGGGATATCAAAGAAGCTCTAGAGTTTTTGGAATCCTTTGACAACATCGTCATTTGTTTTGACAACGACAAGCCGGGGCGTGAGGCAGCACGAAAGGTTGCTAGAATCTTGAAGCCTGGGAAGGCACGAATTGTTTCGTTGCCCGAAGACTACAAAGATGCTAACGACATGCTGCGCAAGGGCCAGAGCCAAGCCTTTATGAATGCTTGGTGGGGCGCTAAACTTTATACCCCCTCTGGCGTTATCAATGTTAGCGAAAACTTTGACAACTACATTAATCGACAGCGCAAGCCGTCTATTCCTTACCCGTGGCAGGGCCTCAACGACAAGCTTGAGGGGTTGCGTCAGGGTGAGTTGGTAACCCTTACGGGAGGTACTGGTCTAGGAAAATCCAGCGTCACCCGTGAGATCGAACACTGGTTGGTCAAGAACACCAAAGACAATGTGGGCGTCATCGCCCTTGAAGAAGACTGGCGCCGAACTATTGATGGTATTGTTTCCATTGAGGCTAATGCCCGCCTTCATATTGACAGGGTGCGAGAGCAATTCTCTCAAGATCAGTTGGGTGAATTCTACGGTAATATTTTTGCAGGTGAGAATGCCAATCGGGTGTGGGTCCATTCCCACCACGGCATGAACGACCTTGATAGTATCTTCAGCAAGCTGCGCTTCATGGCCATTGGCTGCGACTGCCGCTGGATTGTTGTTGATCACCTTCACATGCTGGTTCTTTCAACACCAGAGAACGACGAGCGCCGCGCCATTGATAACATCATGCACCGGCTGCGGACGCTTGTTGAAGAGACTGGCTGCGGCATGATCCTTGTGTCCCACCTTCGCCGTGTTGACGGTAACCGTGGCCACGAGAATGGTATTGAGACAGGGCTTAGTCACCTGCGTGGTTCTCAATCCATTGCACAGTTGTCAGATTGCGTCATCAGCTTAGAGCGCAACCAACAGTCCGAAGACCCCATTGAGGCTTCAACTACTAAGGTACGGGTGTTGAAGTCTCGTTACACCGGGGACGTTGGACTAGCTACCCACTTGCGTTATGACCAAGAAACAGGTAGACTAGGTGAGGTAGACATTGAGTCTGCCGAAGAACATTTTGAGGTAGAGCTATGACAACTATTGTATTCGATATTGAAGCAGACGCCATTGATGCCACTAAGATTTGGTGCATCGTTGGTATCAACAGCCGCACCAATGAGCTTAGCTCTTTTGGTCCCGACAAGATTGCAGAAGGTATCGAATATTTGAAGACGGCTGACAAGCTTGTTGGTCATAATATTATCGGCTATGACATTCCGGTTATCAAGAGACTGCACGGCATTGACTTGAGCGTAGGCCGCCGAGTGATTGATACCCTTGTTCTTAGCCGACTTTTTAATCCGGTTCGTGAAGGCGGACACGGCCTTGAGTCTTGGGGTTATCGCCTCAAGTCCCATAAAATTGAACACAACGAGTTCGACAGGTTCACCCCTGAGATGCTTAAGTATTGTGAGCAAGATGTACAATTGAACCTCCGACTTTTCAACCATCTGAAGATGGAAGTCAAAGGCTTTAGCCGCGAATCAATTGACCTTGAACACGATACTTATCACATCATTAATCAACAGCGGGACAATGGTTTCTTGTTGGATATCAAACATGCCACTTGCCTTGTTGCACAACTGAATGATGAACTGGCTGCGGCAGAGAACGAAGTACACAAAACCTTTACGCCGAAGGACGCATCCCTTGAGTTGGAGCCTATCCTTACTAAAGCCGGTAAGGTTTCGAAGATGGCTCAGGTGGTTGGCGGAACCAAGAAGGTGCGCCTCTCTGATGAAGAGTATGCTAAGGCGTGTGCTAATCCTGATAAGGTTTTTGTGCGTTGTGATTCGATCCCGTTCAACCTAGGTTCCAGAAAACAAATTGGCGAATACTTGATTGAGTTTGGTTGGAAGCCCAAGAAGCATACGCCTACCGGCCAGCCTATTGTTGATGAAACAACCCTGAGTAAAATTGACAACATCCCTGAGGCCAAGATCATTGCCAAGTATCTTATGCTTCAGAAGCGCCTAGCACAGATCAACTCCTGGCTCAAAGAAGTGCAGGACGATGATCGTGTTCGGGGCTATGTCAATTCCAATGGCACGATTACGGGCCGCATGACACATAGCAACCCCAATATGGCACAGGTACCTAGCATCAACAGCCCCTATGGCCCTGAGTGCCGTGCTTGTTGGACGGTGCCTGAAGGCTACAAGCTGGTAGGTATTGACGCCTCTGGCCTTGAGCTACGGATGTTGGCCCACTACATGGATGACGAGGCATTCACCTATGAAATTCTCAACGGCGACGTACACACAGCTAACCAAAGGGCTGCAGGACTTGAATCAAGAAATCAGGCAAAGACTTTCATCTATGCACTCCTATACGGAGCAGGAGATGCAAAGCTTGGAAGCGTGGTGGGAGGAAACGCAGACAGCGGTAAAGAACTTCGACAACGTTTCTTCGATAATCTCCCATCATTTAAGACTCTTAAGGATAGAGTTGGACGAGCGTCAACAAAGGGATGGGTCAAGGGGCTAGATGGCCGCAAGCTTTTCATTCGCTCTGAGCATGCTGCCCTTAACACTCTGTTGCAGGGCGCTGGAGCCATCGTCATGAAGCAGGCCCTGGTGTTGTTCGAACGCAAGCTTAAGTTCCTTGATGCCAAGTTTGTCTGTAATGTTCACGATGAATGGCAGCTTGAAGTCAAAGAAGATATCGCTGACAAGGTTGGTCAGCTTGGTGTTGAAGCCATCCGAGAGGCAGGCACTGCCCTTAACCTACGGTGTGAACTAGATGGAGAATACAAGATTGGAAACAACTGGGCTGAAACACACTAAACTGATTTGTCACAGCATCATGCCCGACGAGGCCGCAAGCAGCATCGAAGACCTCGTTGCCTACTGCGCCCGAGTCAGTAACCCAAGCAACCAGAATAACAGTAAGACTGCTCCCAGGCTTATCAAGTATCTGATGAAGCACAAGCATTGGTCACCGTTTGAAATGGCCAGTGTTGGTATTGAGATCAAGACCACTAGGGACATTGCTCGTCAGATACTTCGGCACCGAAGCTTCAGCTTCCAAGAATATTCGCAGCGGTATGCGGACCCAACACAAGACTTGAACTTCGTTCACCGTGAGGTGAGGCTGCAAGACCCTAACAACCGCCAGAATAGTATCGAAGTTGAAGATGACTTCCTTGATCTTTCTTGGCAACACCATCAACTTAATGTTCGCAAGGCTGCGGCAGAGGCCTATGCCTGGGCAACAAAGAATGGTATCGCCAAGGAAGTTGCAAGGAGTGTGTTGCCCGAAGGCTTAACCGAATCAGTGCTGATGATGCATGGAACTGTCCGCTCTTGGCTCCATTACATCGAAGTGCGGACTGATGAATCAACACAAAAAGAGCATAGACAAATCGCTGAAGAGTGTGCTATAATCATCGGACAATTGATGCCAAAGTTTATGGAGATTTACAATGAGCAAGAAAGCTGAGTTTGTTTTTGAAGACGGCGAGTGGTGGTACAAGAAGCGAGACAACGGTACGCGGCGGATTCGGGTTGATGCCTATCTACGAGAAAACAGTAACCGTATGTTTGTCAATGGTAAGTATGTTCCTGCTTCTCATCCACTTCATAAGCCCGGACGCTATAAGAGCTTTGAAGCGGCTGCCTTTGATTCTCTTAAGAACTATACTCAAAGCAAAGAAGGTCAAGTGTACATTATTTCAAACCCCAACTTCAAAGGATGGGTAAAGGTGGGTATGGCCGTTGACGCCAACGACCGGCTCAACAACTATCAAACCTCTAGCCCCTTTCGGGATTACAAACTGGACTACACCTTTGATACTGAAGACCGCCGAGCCTCTGAGGCCGCAGCGCACACCGCCCTGGATGCTCGTTTCCCCCGGAACGGCGAGTGGTTTAAGTGTAGCCCCCGGCAGGCGTGGTCAATCATTGCCAACGTCGTTAACCAATCAAACAAGAAGGCAGCATGAAAAACCTAGACACGCTCGTTGAGGATATCTATGGAATGCTTGACGGCCTCTCTCACGGGAAGCCGTTAAGTATTGATGAAGAACAACTGGATACAACCCTAGAAAACATAAAGCAAAGTATCCTTGAATGGTCTAACCCTTCTGAGCGTAACAAGACTTTTACACTTAGGATGTCTAACATTGGACGACCTGTGCGTCAATTGTGGTACGAAAGCCGCGCAGGTGAATCAAACCATGTCCCTAAGGCTTCTGATCAAATCAAGTTCCTTTATGGCCACATCTTAGAAGAGATTGTTTTGATGTTGGCACGGGCCGCAGGCCACAACGTCACCGATCAACAGAAGGATGCAGAGGTTGCAGGCATCACGGGCCACATGGACGCTAAGATTGACGGGGAGGTTGTTGATGTTAAGACTGCATCACGCTTTGCGTTCGCTAAGTTCCAAAATGGGGCGCTGTTTAACGATGATCCTTTTGGTTATCTTGCTCAGCTTTCTGCCTATGAGACCTCAGAAGGAACCAGTGGTGGTGGCTTCTTGGTTATCAACAAAGAGAGTGGCGAACTCTGTTTATATCGGCCCGTTGATTTAGAAAAGCCGAATGTGCCCGAGAAGATTGAGAGTATTAAAAAGGCTTTGAGTGTTGACGAGCCGCCTACCCGCTGCTATAATCCTGTTGCAGACGGTAAGTCTGGCAACATGAAGCTGCCTAAGAACTGCGTCTTCTGTCCTTATAAGTTTGATTGCCATGTAGATGCCAATGACTTCGAAGGACTTCGGGTCTTTAAATATTCTAGCGGCCCTGTGTATCTAACCGATGTGGTTAATACTCCACGAGTAGAAGAGATAACGAATGAATTCAAAAAAGATGAAGCGTATTAACCGCCATGTGGCTGACCTACTTGTACTATGGCTCAAGAGTCTATTGAACGAAGAGGATGCGGCGGGTGTCAATCTAAAAAACTACAAGGAATTGATGCCCGACCAAACCCATGTGTTCCTGCAGGGCAAGCTTAGCCTCAGTGCCTTCTCAGAGAAATGGATGCGCAAGCGGCTTAAGAAGCTTGTTACCCTTCACCCTAACAGGGCCATTGAGTCCTTTGGATTAGCGGATGTTACAGCAGCTTGAAGATGCGGACTATCCCCTGGACCTGTTGATTGTTGGACTAGCCCAGTTGTTGACGACCGGCATGAAAGTAGATGACATTGATCATTATACCCTAAGGAAACTTAAAGATGCGGCCACAACACAACTGGAATTACTAGAGGCAAAAATACATTGAAGATTAGAAGCGGCTCACGGAAGCCAAGAGTTCAAAGGCCAGTTGAAAAAGACTTGGTTACTGGATACGATTCAAATTTTGAATACGAATTGCACCAAGGCGTGTTGAAGACTTGGGACTTCCATTCCGAGACAATTGATTATATAATTGAACACACCTATCATCCAGACTTCATCAAGCAGATAGACGGCAAGACAATCTTGGTTGAGGCTAAGGGCCGCTTCTGGGACAACGCAGAATTCAGCAAGTACATTTGGATCAACAAGGCTTTGCCGGATGATTATGAACTTGTGTTTCTTTTTGCTGAGCCTAATGCGCCCATGCCACAGGCTAAGCGACGCAAGGATGGTACCAAACGTACCCACGCTGAGTGGGCAGATTCAAAAGGGTTTAGGTGGTATAGTGAATTTAGTTTTCCTGAGGAGTGGCAATGATCGACCGGAAGCAAGAACGAATTGAACGCTTTCAACGCAAGAAAAAACCAAAGAACAACACGGCACCTAAGCCTAAGAAAGTTACCAAGCACTACAAAAACTTAGAAGATTACTACGAGGACTACGAATGAAAGACCAGTACGGAATGGACGTTTACCAACAGTATATTCACAAGAGCCGCTATGCCCGTTACATTCCCGAAGAACAGCGCCGCGAGCGTTGGGATGAAACGGTCAATCGGTATGTGAATTACTTTAAAGATCGCGGAAGCCTTGAGGAGTCTGAAGCTAAGCGGCTCTCTGATGCCATCATGAATCTTGAAGTGATGCCTTCGATGCGGGCACTCATGACGGCAGGCAAGGCCCTGGACCGAGACAACGTAGCAGGTTTCAACTGCAGCTACATTCCTATTGATCATCCTCGTGCCTTTGATGAAATGATGTACATCCTTATGTGCGGCACGGGCGTTGGCTTCAGCGTTGAGCGCCAATATATTACGAAGCTCCCTGAGGTTGCTGAAGCAATGCACCCTACTGAGACTGTTATCTACGTTGTTGACAGTAAGATTGGGTGGGCCAAGTCCTTCAGGGAACTAGTCACCTTGCTGTATGCTGGTCAAGTCCCAACTTGGGATGTGTCTGGTGTTCGCCCCGCTGGCGCCCCTTTGAAGACCTTTGGTGGCCGTGCATCGGGCCCTGAGCCTCTGGTTGACCTGTTCAAATTTACTGTTGATCTCTTCAAGAATGCAGCAGGCCGCAAGCTAAGTTCCATTGAATGTCATGACCTTTGCTGCAAGATTGCACAGATCGTTGTGGTTGGTGGCGTCCGCCGATCCGCCCTAATTTCTCTAAGTAACTTGACGGATGATCGCATTCGGCGCGCTAAGCACGGCTCTTGGTGGGAGACTCACCCCCATCGTGGCCTTGCAAACAACAGCGCCTGCTACACCGAGAAGCCTGACTTCGAAGCCTTCCTGAACGAGTGGGTTAGCCTTTATGAATCTCGCTCCGGTGAGCGTGGCATGTTCAGCCGAGTGGCCAGCCAGAAACAAGCAGCCAAGAA